GGGTTGGTAAGCGTTACCGCAAATAAGTTAGCACTTCCAAGCGCGAAGTGATTTATTAATTCTTGAATCTGGATCTTTTGCTGTTTTAGTAGAAGTTAATTTTTTCTTCATACCTTCCATACGCGCACAAAAAGATTTTTTACGTGAGCCACCTTCTGGTTGAGGTGCTTTTAAATGAGCGCCATGTGCTTTATTGTATGATGCTCTTCCTTTAGCGTTAAGTCCGCCCGATGGATTTTTACCTTCTTTTCTTTGCCATGCTGGTGTTTTAGCCATACTTTTTTCCTTTAAAATTATCTAATTCAACACGCATTTGAGCTTTGGATACAGCACCACCTTTTTTAAATTTAGGTATACCATTTTTTAACACAGCTTCACGTAGCTCCGGTGTTATTTTGATACCTTTGTTTGTAGATGTGTGTGCTGGTCTGACAAGATTTTTAGTATCATACTCAGGTCTATCAGATTCCATATGTCTATATTCATTTGGAATATCAAAATGAAGATCTGCTGTTTGTGGCTTAACGCCTAATTGTTTAACAACATCATTTGCAAAGTTTGGATACATATTATCATAGTATCCTTCCATGCCTTCACCGCCTACTTTTAAATCTAATCCTGAAAGACGTTTAACTCCCATTTCATCAGGATCTTGTGCTAAAAGTTTATTTGCAGCTGCTTTACCAATATGTTTATCAAGTTGATGAGGCTCAGCTGTTTCATTTATAACTCGACTTCCATCATGATCGTAGCCTCTTAATTTATTGTCACTGTAATGTAAATCACTTAAATGTTTACTTAAGTCATAAATTTGTTTTTGTTGATCCCCATTTGACCAAGATATGTAATCATAGCCATTATCAACTGCGTGTTTTAATGCGTGTTTAAATCCAATCTTTGACCAATTTTCTGTATCACCAATATATGGACCAAAACTCACAGCATCTTTATCGTTTGATTCACCTTTTAATCCATATTTTCTTGCGTCTTGTCCCCAGTCAGATTGACTTTCACCAATGTGCAATACTTTACTTCCATCATCTTTATTAATACGATCATCCATACGTAAATGAACTACCGGATTATCTACATCATTCCAATGCATAGATTTGTATGCTGGAGTATTCTTGTCATTTCTATATGATGTTAACCAATGATCTTTAGCTTCTTCAGACATACTGGTAAAATTTTTACCATGCTGCTTCATGTAATCATCAAAAGATATTTCTTTATTTGGAGTAGATAAAACTATTTCTTTATAATTTTTACCACCAGGCGTTCTCCAATCAGAATAAATAGTGTTATCATTTAAACTATTTTCATAACGATTTGCTTCTCTGTAATCATTAAATCTACCTTCAGGACGACCATTAGGAGCAATAACAGCATAATCTCCATCTACCGTTTCAATAGTTTCATATTTTTTATCTTCAGGTAATTCTTTTTTCATTATCACTTTAATATTTGGATCATTGCTTTGAATATGATTCAATATATCATTTTTAGTAGTGCGGCCTTCTAGATCATTTTTTAATAAATGTGTTAATCCACTTTGTTCAGCTTCATTTCTACCACCTGGAGATACTTTATTAGAACGCAACCAGTTTAACCATTGATCATTTTGCATGGTATCTGGTGTGGTTGTAGCCTGTTTAACATTTTGTTCTAATGGATTGTAAAAGTCTGCTGTTTTAGAAGCACCACTTACATCTTTGATTGATAACCCAACAGGCAATCCTTCTGTAGCTCTAACTCCTTTACTAATCATTCCAGGAATCTCACCTGCGTATGGGGCAGCAAGCATCAATGCATTTTCAGCTAATGGATAATCTTCTTTAGTGATGCCTTTATTTCTTAAATAATCATGAATTTGTTCTGATCCAAGAAAGTTAGGTTTTTCTTGTTCTTGACCAACGCCTAACGCTGGATTAGTAGGTTCACCTTTATTAAGTGATGGAGAGAATCCACTAGCTAAATCACTTATAGATCCACCTAATATAGCTCCAGTATTTAATGCAATATCTGGAATAGCACGCCATCCAGATTTATCCCACTCACGTTTAGCTTCTTCTGCTAATTTATTACCTAATATACTTGTAGCTTTCGGAATAGCTTGGATGGTTGATCTATCAGGAAGCATTCCTTTTAATTCATCAAGTTCGGTAGGTTGTGGTAGTACTCGATTACCAAATTGATCTTGACCTACAGACGTGCCGTACTTATTTGTAAATTCGATAGGACCACCATCAGCTTTCTTTTGTATCATAATAGCTGAACCACTTAATGGTCCTTGTTCAGCTTTTGGCGCTGGTGATATATCAAATTTTTTACCTAAGATATATTTAGCATAATCAACTAAATCAGGTGTTGAAAATCCTTTTTGAAATGTAGATCCTCTTGGACCTTGAGTAATGATAGAATTTATTTCACCGCCAGGGATACCTTTTGCTGATAATACAGCTTGTGGAGTTCTTGCTGTAATAATACCTGTACCGCCTGACTGCATAATACGACCAATATCTTTCATTGCTTCATCACGTGTGTCTTTATCAAGCACATTTAAAACGCTATGATTAACTAAACCTTGATAAGCATCTGATGGAATGTCAGAAGCTTTTGAAAATTTTGGATTGTATCCTTGAATGGCTAATGGTTCATAGTCATGAACTTCTGGAAATAGTTTTTTTAATTCTTCCGTACCTAATCCAAGACCAGCGCCAAAATCAATCACTGGACCTTCTACGCCACGATTAAGAAGTATGTTGCCTGATTTAGAATAGGTTGGAACTGTATTGCTACGTTGTGTAAGTTGTGGATTGATTTTAGCTTCTTTGATAGCATCTTCAATGGCTGATAATGCTTCCGCTCCAACGCCTACTTCACCACCTTTTGCATACCCTGCTTTTTGTAATCGAGTTAAATAGTCTTCTGTGATTTGTTGATTAGGAATAGTTTTGAATCGATTAATATCCATATACCCTGGATCTCTACCTTCAAAATCTTTGAATGCTTTAACCCAATCATAAAGTCCTAATTCCATAGGAACAGGAGAATAAGATACGCCTAAATCTTGACCTTTTAAAATGTAAGGAAATGCTGAATGTATATCAGGACGATGTTCTACATCACCTGTTAAATTAAATAACCTTGTACCTAATGAATATGTAGGGGCTCCTATAGTCATTGGATCTGCCATATCTTGTAAGATGCCAGGATAATCGTAGATTTGAGATCTAGTTTTACCAATACCTTTTCCGCCAGTTATCTCTGCAATAGCTCTACGACGATCAAAAGTGTTACCATATTGCTGAATGTGTTCAGGATTACTTATATCAAAATCTTCTGGAAATAACCCTTTATATTCTTTTCCGTATATCAATTTATCATTCATGGTATCTCTTAATTCAGGAGGAAGTTTACCTAACCTTGCCTGACGAAGAAATTCATCTGTAAGTGCATCATAAGTATGTTGATTAGATTGATGTTGGATTTCAGATCCAATTTGTGGAGTCCAGATAGCTTGACCTTCTGGATATTTTGAATTGAGATTGAGTATTCGAGTAGCTGTTGGTTTTTTACCAACTGCCCATGCAGCTTTAGCTTCTGCAAACTTCGGATCAGTTAATTGGAATTTAGAAAAACCAGGACCGCCAAGATCACCTTCTGTAGAACGCATCCTATCGGACTGTGTGACGTTGAGAACTTTACCTTCATGAGAAGCAAGCGCTTCACTTGCTTTGATAGCTTTCGCTTCTTGAATGGCATCTGATATTGCGCCTAGGGTATCTGCTATTACGCCAGCTTCGCCACCCTTAGCGAAGTGGCTAGGCGCTTTTTTTAAGGCAGCTAACCCGCCTTTCGCCTTCTCTTCTGGTTTGTCTAATAATTGGTTAAGTGCAGGAGCACCAAACATGAGACCATATCCTGCTACTTCTGCAGGAGGATATGGGATTTTTGATATGGGGTATCCTAAAGCACCAAGGCCACTGATTACAGCACCACGTGTATCACCAGTTTTATATCTACGGTATGCATCACCAAGATCAAAACCAGCGCCAGCGCCAACAAGTACTTTTCTTAAAAGACCTGAACGTTGAAGCAGATCAAGTTCTTTTGGATTCATACCTTTTGTAGCTTCTTTAGCCGTAGATTGTGCGGCTCTTTTTGCTGCACGATCAGCCATTTCTTTATCGTAGGTAGCTTGATCAACTACAATGCCATCAAGAAGTTTTTCACCTGGTTTTAGACCCATTTGAATTTCTCTAGCTTTAACAGCCTCATCAACTGTCTTGCCACCAGGACCACCTACAGCTTCAGCCCAACGTTGACCTGCTGATGCAGCTGGTTGTCTATTAAGGGCATCAAATCCTTTAGATGCAAGATCAGATAATTTATTAGTTGCTGCACCTGCTAATGGAACAGCTGCACCTATAGCAGCGCCAGTGTGTGGATATAACGCATAGCCGGCATCTTTATGTTCCTTAGAAGCTTTAGCTTGTTGGGTATAATCAGCTAATTCTTTTTCATACTGCTCAAAAGCAGCCATGTCTTCTTTTGAATAGATTGGGCTCACTTGATCTTCTTGATCAGCCATTATTGATTACCTCCAAAAAATCCTTTAATTTTAGATCTCCAATTTGGATCATATCCTGGCGGTGGTTTTGGAGGGCCTAAATTACTTTTACCAGGAGCGCCTGGATACTTACCAGCTTTCGCAGCAAGATCATCGTATTGTTTATTATAATTTTCTCTAATAGAACGGTATTCATTAGACTTTTCAAATTGTCTATAAGATTGATTTGGATGAGTATTTTCCCAAGCATCAAAAGCTTTACCAAATTCTCTAGATTCATTAACATGGATTTTATTCCATTCCATAATGTTATGAAGTGCTGCTGGTGAATTAGAAATACTGCCAGTAAGTTTTGTAATTAACGCACGTTCGTTATCGGACACAGAACCTTGACCTTTTAAGAAGGTCTTAGCGGCATTAAGTTCAAGTCTTGATAATTTTTGTGCAGCTTCTTGAGCAGCATTAATATCATCTTCTGACAAACCAGGGGTAACTTTTCTAACTGCATCTTCAATTGCAGCAATATGATGTGATCCAACGGTACCATCTTGTACTCCAGATTTAACCATTTCACCAATTGCAGATAATACAGTAGGATGTTGTAATACTCCAAAAGCTTTAGGATGGGAAATTGCTAATTGATTAATTGCATCAATGTTGGCACTATCTTCTCCGGATGATTGATATCCTGATAGCATTGCATTTTGTCTTTTAGCAACATCTTCAGAGGTTAATTCTTTTTCTTTTGTTAATCCCGCTTTACTAGCTTCTTGACTAATTTGGAACTGTGAATATGGTGTGTAATTATCTGCAGAAGCAACCTGAACATTTTGACCAGTAAAGCCAGGTGATGGTTGAGCTTGATTTTGAGCAATGTTTGGATTTTGATTTGCTGTTGGTAATCCAGCTTTTTGTCTTACGCCTTGAATGTATTGATCAATAGATACATTATTAGCATCATGGCGTTTAAGATTAATTGAACCATCTGGGTTAACTGCGCCTTCACCACCAAAGTAAGACGCCACAGTCTTATCAATGTCACCATTATATTTTTTATAGTAGTAAGATAAAATTGATTTACCACCTTCAAGATTTTGTTTTGGATCATTGATATCCGCATCTTTAGGAATGACGCCAATATTTTGGAATGTTTTCCAAGTATCAGGTGTCACTTGCATATTACCCACAGCGCCTTGAACGCTAGGTTTAGCATTAGCGCCAGATCCAGACTCTTGACCAAATACACCAGATTGAATAGCATTCAATACATCAGGACTCTTAGCTTGATCTGTATTTTTTGAAGAGCCTACAATTGCATTTTGAGTTGGCGGAACATAGTTAGGATCTCGTGGAATTTGATTAGCTGCAGGTTGAGGATTAACAGCAGTCGGATCATTTGGACCACCGTGGTAATCACCTTTTCTTAAATCTTGAGGAGAAACTTTCTCAATAGATCCACCATTTCTAGGATCATAATGATCAACTTGTTTATAAGTATCAGGATTATTAATCCATTGTTGTTGACCTTTAACAATGGTCTCTTGGTATGGATTAAATACTTTATTCCATTCTTCTTGATTACGTGCATTCATTAATGCCATTTGAGTTTCAATAGGCATTTGATTAAAATGAGCTGAAGTCATACCACCAGGACCTACATTACCTTCTCCAGTAAATCCTTTATTCATATTTTGAAAGAAGTTAGTTTTGTTTGCATTAAATAATGCTTGTTGCTGTTGTGCTGCTTTAAATTCTTCAATTTGCATTTGCATATTAAATGCATTGAGTTCTTGCTGTTGTCTATTATTTTGAATAGCACGAAGCTCAGCAAGACCATTACCACCTAAGTATGTTTTACCATAAGCAATCGCTTTTTGTAATTTATCATCATCAAACATTTCATGCGATTTAGGATTACGTGTTGCTTGGAAATCTTGCATTTGTTGTAAAACTTTTGATGACTGAGCAGGATCGTACGCGAGTGTGCCAAGGTTGCCTAGTGAACCTTTGCCTGCCTGTGCGTATGTTGTTGTATCTCCAGCGCTAGAACTTGGAGTATTAATTAAATCTAATGCGCCTTGAGTTGATTCTGCCATTTAATAATTACCTTTAATTAACTTAGAGTGTATGGGCTAAGATTTGTATCTATTGGAGTGTAAGTTCCCGTATCTGTTGATCCACCAATTTGAGTACCTGTTTGATCAAATACTGGCATATTACTTTGACCTAATATAGATGGGAACGTGCCTGCAGTTGATCCAGAGGTATCTGTAGGTGTTGTTGTAGTTTGAGCTGTATTTGTTTGACCTGTCGATCCTGCTGACGGATCTGATCCTGTATGACTACCAAAGATTGCGTTACCAGCAGATTGTAATAATCCACTTAATCCAGAAGCTCCTAATAAATTCTGCATTGCTCCTATTTGACCAGCAAGGGGTAATGTTGCAGATTCTGTAACTGCTGTTGGGGCTTTGATGGTGCCTAAAATTTGTGCAAGGTCTGAGGTTGCTGTGAGTGGTGCAGCTTGCTGTGCTTGACCAAGTGTTGTCTCAGTAGCAGTACCTGCTGAACCTACGTTAGTAAGACCTGACGCTGCGTTCACACCAGCTTGTTGATTTTGTAATGCGGCTTGCATTTGTTGTGCCGCTAAGTTAGCTTGTGCATTTGTCAATGCTGTATCAGCCGCAGTTGCATTTCTTAATGATCCAAACTGACCGCCAGAGATAGCAGCCGCATCAGCTGGAGCTACTGTTTGAGGAATAAGTGTTTGTAGTTGTTGATTTTGAGCCGCAAATAATCCACCCAATGGTGTGTTTGTATTAGGGGTTACTTGACCGGTTGCAGATGTTGTAAATGGATTCGCTGCGCCCTGAGCAATCGTATTGAGAGTGCCCTGTGCTTGTAAGAATGGATTTGTTGCAGGATTGTTTAATGTATTAATTGCCTGACCAGCAACTGTATTTTGTAATGCAGGAAGTGCATTAGCACCAGCCTGTGCATTAGCTACAACATTTTGTTGTGCCTGATCATACCATGATGGTAGTGTCGTGGTGGATGTTGTTGTGCCGGATAATAAAGTGTCAAGTGCTGATGCCATTATTTTTCTACCTTAGTTTTTGATATTTCTAAATAAGCAAGCGGGCCTTTGCTATCTGGTGGTAATCGATTAGCTTCATGTTTAGCTTTATGTTCGCGAATTGTTTTTAAGAATTCATCTAATACTTTTGAACCACTATCGTTACTACCGTTACCTAAAGACGAGACCACGTCCGCAGGAATAACAAATTCACCATTAGCCAACATAGCCGGTACGCTATCAGAAGTACCATCACCATCTCCCTGAACGTATCTATGTTTTAAACCGCCCTCGCTATAAAATTCTGGTACATGTTCTGCATGACCGCCTTCAGCAAAAGATTTTTGAACATGTGGGAGGTGATCAGTTAAATCTTTAAAATTTGGATGTATGGGAAGTAATGATAATGCAGAAGAACCACTATAAAGAAGAGGATCATGATGTTTTATTGGAGACTCATTCACTGAATCCCCACCTGCAGTAGCACCACCATCGGCGTAACCAACTGGCACTGATGTAGAAAATTGTGGGACAGTTGCTCCAAAAGTACCACCTAAATTAATATTGCCTGCAGATCCTTGTGTAAGGCCCGGTGTTAAGTTAACAAACATAGATGCTGGATTAACATTACCCGTACTTGTAGTACCGGATGTTCCAGTACCAGCACCAGTTGTTTTCCCAGGTAATCCAAGAAGTTTACCAATTTGACTGAGTGGATTGCCTACTGCTGAATTTAATGTTTTAGCAACAGTGTTTGCTGCTTGAGCTGCCTGAGAACTTAATCCTGTTGTGTCTGGAGTATATCCACCTCCTCCAGTTTCTGTAGGAGTGCCAGTAGATGGTGCTCCAATATCTGTAGGCCCACCAGTAGTATCAGTAGTTGTACCGCTACCATAAGGGCTGCCTGTTGTATCAGTTGGGGTTGTTGTAGTATCTGCAGTTCCTGTTTGACCTACATTGCCTTGAGATGGATCAACACCCGCACTAGGATCAATACCCAATACATCTGTTATACCAGGAACAAAATCACTTCCCGGAATAAAATCCCCACCTGGTATAAAACTGTCAGCCATTACTGCTCCAATACTATCGAATAAGTTGTTTCAAAATGATTTGCACCGAGTCTTTTTAGTATCTTACTAAAATCATTTTTTGGCTTAATACCAATCAAAACTCTTTGCGGTTTACGTTTTTTAATTACAGATAAACTCCATTTAAGGAACTTATAGCCAAATAATCCTTTACGATACTCTGGCAAAATATATAATAAATCTGATGATACTGTTAAAACTGTTTTATAGTGTAATGCTTTAAATAAAATCCAAGATTGATAACCGATTAATTTACCATCATCACGAATAGTTAGAATCTCTAACATATTTCGATCTTCCATAATTTGATATTGATCGACATTTAAGTTATGATCAATTAAATCTTGACGTTCAGAAACTTCTTTATGGTGCTCATCAAATAAAGGGTATGCGTCTTTAAAAAATGATGAAACGGTCTCTTTTTGGTATGATATCATCTAGGTATACTAATGCAAAAAAGGCTTATTATACGCCCTATTGACGCTGTCTACCATTCACAATTAAACTAAATTGGTGTGCCCAATCTTGCCAATTATCAAATAATTCTGGGTTGGGGAGTGGGTAACTGGAAAACACGGGTAGTTGAGCCATATTATTTGCCGTGTGTTTCCAATTAGCTTCATCCGTATGTGGTATGGGTTGACCACTATAAAACAAAATAATATTCCCATTAAAATCATTCCACGTTGTATATGCTGGAATATATGGAAAATACTGGTTAAATCGCGTAACTGAAGCGCTATTAGCCATTATGGCCTTTCGTCACCGAACTCAGCAGTCACTAATAATCGACCCATTTCATAATTACCATCAACTTCATTAGAGGCAAATTGAAGTCTATTTTCACGATTCTCTACACGTAAGTCAATCTTATCTGTACTTGTTGTAATGGTATAAGGGCCTGAATTAGATATAGGACCATTAGCAAAAGGCTTACCAATAATGTTCATGGTTAAATTACCACCTTGAACAAAGTCTGGCTCAATACGTCTTAAATGCATACGTCTATTAACACCTGGCGTACCTTGACCTGATGGTGATCCACCAACCCAGCTTAAATCACACGTTGTGAAACTTGCTGGAATTGCTGATTCCGTAGTGAACGATACCTTATTTAAACCAACCTCATGTTGCCAAATTGCGTATCCACCACTGATAGCATAAAATGCTGTATTAGCTGCAGGCGATCCACCAACAATAGGGCCATTTACAGTAATAAGCGTAACACCGCCGGTTGCTTCTAATGTTGTATTAAAAATATGTACGCTAGTATTAATTTGATACTTAGCAGCGGCCGTATTTGAGTTACTGAAAGTTACATAACTACCAGGTACAAATGTTGTAGTTACATCTCCCAATGTATAAAATTGAGAAGTTGTTGGAGCTGATTGGCCTGATGGGGTAGCGCTTACTGTATAGGCTCGACTATAACTTACATTGTAATTCCAATCACCCCAAATAGGTGTTGGGAAAACTTCTGTGGTGTATCCAGATGATCTTTGAGCACCCTCTGCCTGACCAGCGTCATACCAAATCTTATCTTTTGTATTGTAGATAATAGCATCGGTACACTCTGTATTTGTGCCACGTGGATAGAAGAACCAGATCTCATTGTATCTTGGTACTTTTGTAGCCCATACTTTTTGGCGTTGTGTAAAATTTAAATTATTAAACAACCAGTTTACATTCTTGTCATTTGGCAATACTTGAACGACACCATTGTATACATAGAATCGGTCAACACCCATCCAGTAATAAGCGCCATCCATTTCAACCACGGCGCTGGACGACATAATAGATATCTCACTTGACACAATATCGTACTGCCAATATGTAGGTGGGTTATTAACAAATGACACACGAATCAAACTATCAGTCGCCCAGAATAATCCTGATGGTGCTACGGTACCACCACGGATTGGCATACCTTTAACTATCTTACCAGCCGCTAAGTTGACCTGATTGGCAAGTGGGCCGTTCCAATCTGTTAAAACTTGATTATTATAGACAGAACTAACGTGGTTATTAGCAATGTATCCATTCTCGCCATATACAAATATAAATGGGTGAAGTACACAAACGCCACCGTTTACTGAAATAGGTTGAAATGTAGGGGATGTTCCGCTTGTATCAGCAAGAACAGTAAATGTCCATTGATTAGATGAATTAGGTACAGTGGATCCAACATAGACTGGTGATGGAGTACCGTTATCAATATTAGCTAAGTTAAGACCGGGGTGGGCTAATAGATTTAATGTACCACCTTGTACATTGTATTGATAATCAAATTGCCACAATAAATTTGCGCTTGGCGCAAAACTAACGTTATCTAACCACACATTTGAGACAGAATTTGCGCCTCCCGCAATAGGCGTTGTTAGTGTGACTGTAGTTGTATTAGATACGTTATTGTAAGAGCTTGTAGAAACACTATATGTAACTGGATTGGTATTTTGATTAAAAATAACTGTAGCGCCAGTATTAAATACAGAAGTTAAACTTTGAGCATTACCATTGGAAGCTGTATAAGATATGGTAAATGTATTTGAGGTATTGTTTGCAACAGCAAATTTTGAATATCCTGCCTCTAATAATGCACTAAATGGTCCCGCACCAGATCCGAAGTTTTGTCCTGTTGCAAAAACATCTAAACCATTTTGATTTCCTGCAAAAACATAGTTAACCCCATTATAGGAGTTCATCACCATGCCACGAGGCACACCATTAAATGTAGCAAAAAGCTGAGTGTAACCACCTATTTTTTTAGGGCGACCACGTTGAAATCTATTCCAAACGCCATCAGTACATTCTTTAGATTCAAATATAGTACCGTCTCGTTTAACACCTGGATCAACAACTAATGTATAGACTTGACTATACTGTTGAGGTGCCTGAGCTTGTTGTTGCTGTTGATCAGCCACTTAGAATACTCCGCCAGTAATTCCGCCTACTGCTGTTAATGATCCTGTTATTGTTGAATTACCAGTTACTGCTAAATTACCACCAATAGATGCATTAGCAGTCGTACTTAATGAATTAACAGAAAATGTTCCAGTTACAGAAATATTATTAGCTGTTATAGTTGCAGGTGTACTAATTTGTGGATTTAAAGTATTGGTATTATTAAGAAGCATGATTTGAGAACCATTGGCTGTAATACCAAGGATACTTGTACCAGCTAAATATAAACCTGTTGCAGTATCATTAATGAAAGAGAATGATGGAACAGCTGCGGATCCATTAGGTGCAAAAAGAGACGACACCGTGGATTGTGTAATAATAAAGAATACTCCACCATCAGTAACTAAAGATACAACCTGCCCTGGAGTCAATGTAATGTTTGGAGATGAACTTCCAGATATTGCAAATTTAAGATTATAAGATGTTGTCGTTGTATCATTAATTAATACATAGAACTGTGTAATGTTTGGTAATGTAATTGTTAATGTGCTTGTTCTTGTATTAGCTAAATTAACATACGTTTGAATCATTGGTGCACTAGCAACTAAACTATATGCATTACCACTAATACTATCTACGTCATAAGATGCAGCAGATAAAGTAATGTTTGTAGGAGATGTCCAACCTACAGTAAAGAAGTTATTTGAGTTAGCATCAAATATAATCATTCCAGAATCACCTGGATTGGTCACTATGTTTGATACGCCATTAATGGTAGATGGACTATTTGGTAAAATGGTAAGAGATCCTGTACCATTGTTTCTAAAATTAGCATACCATCCTGGTGTGATTGATGCGTAAGAAGGTAGTGTAAATGTACCAGCGCCTGCAGTCCAAACATAAGTTGATGCACGGCTATTATTAGTAAGTGTGGTATTAATGGATACTTGAACAATATTGTCTGATGTTGTAAGTAATCCGTTAACTGTTGTAGATAATCCAAAGCCAGCTAAACTAGAAGCACTTGCTGCAGACATACCAGCACCAAACGTGATTGTACCCCAAACACCATTTGCTGATGAATTATCTGTTAAATAGAAATATTGTGATATGCCAGCATTAACTGTTGTTGAATTACCACCACCAAAATTAGTGACGGTAAATGCTGTATTGCCGGTGTTGCGAATAAGTACATCAGTACCAACTGTACCTTGATCTGCTTCTGGAAGAGCTAATGATAATGAACTAGCATTAGCAGAACAATCCATAATACGCGCGATTGCAGTCTGACCCAATTCAGCATTGGCAATTGATGGCCAATAGAGTGGAGTGTTAACTGAAAAACTTAGCGCTTCATATGAAACGTCTGTTGGTTGAACAACGGTTCCAGTAAATGGTGAGGTATAGATAGGTGTGGTCATGTTTAAGGCTCTTGAATAGTTGTGTTTCTATCAAATCGACGAGCATTATCTTCTTTCTTGAGTGCTATTAATGAATCGTCGTAGTATTGTTTCCAGATAGGTAATTTATCAAGTGCTTTTAAATAACCTTGCGCTTGCAATAAAGTACCAAATAACATCGCTTGAGGACACTCGCGTGTAAATAGATTTTGTTGATTAGTTGAATCTAATGGTTGAACTAAACTGTAGTAAGTTATTTCAACTGGATATGATTGATCTGGGTATGGAGCAAACGCCCAGTTATTGTAGTCATAATCAGCGTAATAAATAGGTTGACCAGATGTAGACTCATTTTGATATTGTGCTACATAATCTTGTGAACGTAACAAGATAGGTTGACCGTTAACTTTCATAGATACAGTTTTACGCCATCTTGCTGGTTTATTTAAAACAACTTGATTTGCTGCTAATGATGTCTCCACAACAACAAGTTGCAAGAATGTTTTAAGTTCTGCAGCGATTGCAGATTCTGCTAATCCAATTAAATTAGGAATTTGCGCCACGAATTGTGCATCGTCACGCTCCATGTAATTAATTACATCAGCAACTAAATTGTCGTAGGTTTGTACGTATGCGCCTGTCATTATCTAGTGTAGTAACTTATGTTAGGTTGGAAATAGATTGGAGACTTATCACGATCTTCTTCTTCAGCTTGTTGACGCATATCAAGCGCAATTTTTTCTAAGTACTGAATACGTGCTAAATCAGTGCCAGGTAACTGCATTGATAATTTGTGTGATAGTGCAGATTGAATATAAGGCACCCAACGATCAGGTAAATAAAGTTGATTCGTTAAACTACCCACATCTTGAGGTTGCATTTCCAAAATCATTTGGAATGCTTGGTAGTTATTGTTAGGCACTGGCCATAGATACATTTGTGGATCAACCTGACGGTTAAACCAGAATTGTAATGATCTTTGGCTTGGGAATTGTTTATTAGGTAAATCAAAATAGTCAGTTCTATTTAAACGAGCCAATGGAATGACTTGTTGTGATTGTGCAAACTGAATAGCACGAAGTGAGAATGTAGAACTTGTATTACGATTCTTTAAACGATAGTAATAGAACTGTTGTGTTGCATTAATAGTAATGTAAGACCACTCATAATCGTTTAGTGTTACTTCTGGAAATGATTGCCAAGTTTCCCAATTAACGCCGTCATTACTTACTTGGAAATCTAAATCATAAGTTGTTGGACCATTAGGAGAATATGCATTAAATCCTGCATAGAAAACACGTGTTTGATTTGAGTATGCAGCACCAAACCAGTTTTCAGATAATGTAGATGTTGCGTGTTGGCTTAAATCTGCGTTACCATTTTGATCAAATAAACTAGGTGCTCCTGTATTATCAGAAGGGAGTGCCTGAGAGATGGTTGGATTAACAATGTAGATCCAGTTTGCCTCGAGTACATCGACGCAATTTTTTGGCATGTTTAAATATTGTTGATTGGTTTGTGCACCAAGAACAACAATCTGTTGCAACCAAATGTTAACACCACGGTTAACAGAGTTTTGTAGGATGTAAAATAACGCCTGTTTACCAGCGTTGATATATTCAGGCGTGATTTCTTCTGCTGTTTTACCAGCATCACGGTAGGCATAGCTAATAAGTTGATCGACCGTTATCTTGGTTTGATCATAGGTGCCAGAGTAAGCCAATGTTATCTCCCGCGACCAGCAGCTTTACGCATAGGCTTACTAGCAAAGGATCGACCTTTATCAGCCTTGGCAAACTCCTTACCAACTTTTTGTGGAATCCCAACCTTTTTTGCAAAAGATGGAGAGTGTGCTACACCCTCCAT